CCGGTCCTTGTATACCAGGCCCACCGTCAGCGCCTTGAATAGCGATACCATCAGCACCCTGGATACCTCTTTCACCTTGTATTCCGATGCCTGAGCCGTCTCCTGCAGGACCTTGTACACCTTGAGGACCAGGGGCTCCAGCACCACCGCCGCCTTCACCTACGCTAGTCCAAACAGTACCTTGGAAACCTTCAAATTGTTTAGATGCAGTGTTAAAACGCAAATGGCCTTCTGAACCAGTTGGTCTCTCGCCCGTAGTACCGGCAGGAATTTGAACAGCACCTGTTTCACTTGTTCTTGGAGCAATGGCATCGAAGTTATCGTCCATTTCCTGATATGTTAAAGCACTACCCTTATCGCTGCGTTTAGTAATTGCCATTATGTTGTTTCCCCGTCTTGGTTGTAGTATTCACCAACATATGCACTCCAACCGCTTCCGATGGATACTCCACTCGATGAAACATAGTCGTCAAGTACATAGCCGGCCAACACATACAAATCTTGTGCGTTACCGTTTTGTATATTTATATAACCATCGACCACATAATTTGGAAGAGCATACATGTACGAGTAATCGTCAACAGCATAAGGCTCGATGTATCCTGGGTTATCTTCGATATAATCAAAATAAGCATATTCAAAAAGTTGTTTTTCGTCTCTTCTCAAAGGAGACGTATATACTATTTGAGCTTCAATAGCTGCTCTTAATACTGGATCTGTTTCTTGTGCTAAAGCAGTCAGTAAAGCGAAATAATCTGGATTAGATCTTGTGAAGCCGATAGTACCGGTAAAGTTACCTTTAATAGACATTTTATCCGCCTGCGTTTACCTTGGCATGCCCAGATGCTGAGGCGTTAGCTACAAAATGGCAGTCGTGTCCTTTTGTCGCATCTCCCATACGATGTACACCTTTCCCTGCGACTTTAACTTTAGTTGAAAATCCCTTCACTGGATCTCCACAGCCAGTCGCATCTCCGTCACGGATAACTAGGTTTCCGCCGGCCTTCACTTTGGTTTGTGAAGCTTTATACTTTGTTTGATGAAAAGGTTTTGGATGTCCTGGTGGTGGACCATTACATGCATGGCCAATATGTTTATCAGCTGTTGTGGATACAAGTGGCATTTCTTTTTCCTATAATTGTGGTACTAAATTATCCATATCAAAATTAACACTTACACCACATCCACAGCTACTATGAGCGTTTGGATTTTTAATTTCAAAATTCGATCCAACTAAACTTTTAACGTAATCTACTTCTGTTCCAATTAAAAACATAACCGCGTGAGATTTTACTGCAAAAGATCCTTCATCGCATGCGATTACTTCGTCTCCTGGTTCTAAATCTTCTACCTTTGCGGTGCCCCACTCATATTCAAAACCAGCACAGCCACCACCTTTAACGCTCAATGTGATAGCGTAGCATTTGTTTTCTTTACATAATTTGCCAATTTGGTGGTTGGCATTTGGCGTGACTGTGCAAATAGTCATTAGTTATTCCTTAATAAAATGGATGCCCTGAGCGGGCACCCTTGAAAAGCTTAAGCTGCTTCTAGTAATTGTTCCTTTGCAATTATATATTCTTTTACTAAACCAGACCTGACGATATCGTTTACGCCAAATCTAACTACGTCAAAGCTTCTAATCGCATCTAAAACTTTTATAAAGTCGTGCAACCCTGTAATGTCTGCTCTATTTCGTGATTGCTGTAAGTCATCTTGTTTCGTGTCTCCACAGAAAATAATTTTTGATGATTCACCAACCCTCGTAATAATACTATCAAGCTCGTGGTATGTCATTGATTGGCATTCATCTACAATGATGACTGCGTTATCAAATGTGAGTCCTCTTACAAACGATGATGTTTTGAACTCTATCATTCCCTTTGTTTTTAAAACTTGATAAGCATCCTTTCTTCCAAATAGATCGTTAACAATATCAGTGTATGGTGCTTCAAACACTGCCTCTTTTTGTGCCTGAGAACCTGGCATAAAACCCTGTTCCCTTGTCTGAACCGCAGATCTAATTATGACGACTTTTTCATACTCTCCTTTCTGTAGTACATCGTTGAGTGCCAAGTATGTAGCACACATTGTTTTTCCTGTACCTGCTGTTCCGATGGCCGCGATATTGTACCCTTGTTGATAAGAAGAAAATAAATCACCTTGCGATGGTGTGAGTGGATTAATTTTGCGCATTCCAAACTTATTGTTTAAGATGTGCATCATATAATCTTGTTCACGTTCTACTCTTCTTTTTTCTTTCCTGGATAGTCTTCGCTGTTTTGCCATGAAACCTCCTTATGGTGTATTACCATGTGTTAATTTTGTTTTTTGCACCATCCTTTTGAAATGAACCGGGATGATGTTTTTTAACATTCTTTAGAACATCACGAAACGCGTCGTCAGGCTTTCTTAATCCCAAGCGAACAGAGTCACCGATAGACGGTGCTTTCACTATCAATTGTTTAATGTTTTGATTATTGTCTAGGTATTCTTGACGTTCCGCCATTGACATAATTTTGTCAAAGCGTTCGCCATTATCAGTGTTTTCAAAAGTATAAGTAGGCATTAATTCTCCTATTTTATTACAAAGAAAGGAACCAAATTACGGTTCCTTTACCGCATAGTATATCACCTATGCTTATATTTATATAATTTGTATGCTAACCAACAATTGTTTCGTAAATTTCTTTCCAATTATTGCAACGTGGCATATCGCCAACAAATGCATCTATGTTAAACGGGTGGTTAACTAGAATACTATCCAGACCGAGAGTTCTACCAAGAATTGCGTTTTCAACTTTATCTTCGATCCACCAACATTTGGTATCACGATATGGTTCAAGGACTTCATCCTTGTCAGCACCAGTATCTATATAAGTATAAGACTCAAATACGGTAGGACCAAACATTTCAATTAAGTTTTTGGTACGAAGGTGACCAGCATAAGGGTCAGTACTAAGTGAACTGATTACACGAAAGACATAACCATGTTCCTCATGTAATTTACGTACATACTTAATAGCATTGCGAAGAGGTGGAAGCTTACGAATCCAAGCTGACTCGTTAAACATCCGAACTAGACGTTCTTTTTCTTCAAACTCCAAACCATAACGAGTACCAATGTCGTATTCATTTTCTCCATTATCTATTTGGGTATAACCGTGACGTTCCATCCATTGTGTAAATGAGTGGACCCAGTCAAGTAGAACTCCGTCTACGTCGGTTAAGATTACTTTTTGGTTTAGCATATATTTTCACTTTCTTTCATTTTATATTCGTATTATAACAAAAAGGGGATTGATTGTCAACCCCCTTTTTTAATTTTTTTATGCGGCTTGAAGTTGTCCAAACCGAGCTTTAATTCCACGTTCGTCAGTCTTGTACATTTTTCCATCTGGTGTGGAATATACGAAAGCATACTTTGGTGAGCGTGTTTTGTATTTAACAAGCTTTTCACCATGTTTGTTTTCCATAACTAGACCAAGACGAGCAACTTCCATTTGTAAAAGCCGGTCAACCATTGTAGTTGCACCTTTTACTTTTGCCGAAACTTTAATTTCAACTTCGGCATCAGAAAAACGCATGTTACCAACTTCAAATTCTAGGTTAGCACCAAATTTGTCTAGCACAGCTTGCATTTCAGTACGAAGAGAGTTAAGAGTTGCTTTGTCGAATTTTGTAACTTTTTTCATTTGGTAGATTCCTTTTTCGTTTTACCTTATATAAACAATATAACATATTAAAACAGGTTTGTCAACAGTTAATTTGATTTAATTACAAAAAAGAATCGTTTAAAACCAACTACTTATTATTTTTTTTCAAAAGATTAAAATCGTCCTCTAACCAGCGCTCAGAAAGCTTTGATTTTCGCTTCTCTCTGCGTTGCTTTTTACGATTTTCTTTCTTTGAAGAATAATCGTCCTTATCTCCCCATTCGTCATCGTCCCATGTTTCTCGGAAGGATCTACGCTTGCCCATTTTTTTATCCGTTTGTTGTTTCGTTAATTAGTTGTGGAAATGCTTCTTTGATTACTTTAAGTGAAATACCTTTAAAGGGCTTTTTACAAATCATGTAATTAGCCAACAAGTCTGCATCATCATTATCAATATCTTCTAAAAACGATATAAAAAGCGATTCGCGCTTTATTGGTTTAATGTTGTCGTATCCACCACCTTTTACAAATATGCGAAGACGACGAGAATCAGATATAAGCATAGCTTTAGCCTCATCCTCATAATCATTTTTGTTCCAAGGTGGAGGAGTATCAGGAATTAAAAACTCGATAGCAGGATCATACGTAGCCTGAATGACCGTACGTAATGCAAAGTTGTCATGCTTTTGTAGGTTTGCAACCTTTTCCTTAGATGTTTTCAATTTACCAGTTTCAGCTATAATTTCGCTAATTGATATGTGTACCGCCATATTAAAAGTCCTGTATATCGGTTATGAGATGCTTGAGTTTTTTCTGGATAAAATAGTTGAACAGATGTTCTCTACCTATATTTTTTTCTTCGTTATATTCTGCACGAATTTGATCCTGATATTTCTGAGGAATTTCAGATAAATCAATCATCATTTTGTTACGATAAAAACGACGAAGAGTTTCTTCGTCCATGTTTTGTGTACCTTCTGAGTACAAAGCTAGTCGCTTTTTAGTCATAGCTTTTTGACGTTCGCCAACAGCCAAGCAATTGTCTGGTGACAAAATATTTGGTACGCCATCACCAGTATCACCTTTAAGGATATGCTCCTCTAGGTATTGCGCTGGTTGATCATGACGAATCCAACGCTTGCGAATGGGATCATACTGATCTACATTTGCGTATTTTTGAAGTTGAATAAAGTCTTTATCAGCTGAAAGAATAAGGAACTTTTCAGAACCAATATTAAGTTCAGATCCATGTTCGTGTATTACTGTACCAATGATATCATCAGCTTCGCAATGGTCAATGTGAATTACTTTGTATGGAAAGTACTCTTTAATTTCAGAACGAAGATTATTCATAATTTCAAAAAGTGCATTCCAATCGAGTTCTGATTTATCACGACCGGCTTTGCGATTTGCTTTATAGTATGGATAAGCTTCTTTGCGCCAGGTATTTTTACCATCTGCACAAACAACGATTTCACCGTACTCTTCTGAAAACTTTTTACGATTAGCTCGCAAAGAGTTTAAAAACATGTGACGGATGATGTTTTCATCAACAGCCACGTCATAATGTTTTCCAATGCTCGCAAATAGCGAGGCAAGGATAACTTGGTTATAGTCTACTAATATTGCCATAATTTTTCCGTTTCAGTTAATTTACAAATACTATAATAACACAAGTATTTGAAATTGTCAACTGTTAACTTGCCTTTTGCCTTAAAAGTTTAGTCCACAGGTTGCCATAGGTAGTAATATCATTTGGGATCAAAGCAAAGCGATCTGATTTTGTAAATCTATTTAGGAAATTTGGATCGTTTTTAATTTGTTCTAATACACCTTTGGTAATGGCATATGCTAAATTAGCGTGAGTTGCAGGATCTTCATTATAATCGTACATCACGGTAGCATTAGCCGCGGTTTCAGGAAGTGCACCATAGTTTGGATGGATACACAATAAGCTACATCTAATAGCTTCAATAAGTGCTATACATGATGTTTCTTGCCAAATGTTTGGATAAAGGAAGATATGAGACTTTTTCAGTGCCTCAATAACATCTTCATTTGGAATTGACCCGTGATAGGTCATATTCGGATGGTTGTGAATTTTTGTAAACAAATCAACATATGGATCGTCTCTTTGTGGCCATCCATAGATAGCAAACGAAGAGTATACATCCAAGTGAATGTTTTTATATTCTTTTGATAATGCATCAATAATAGGATACACGAGCTCAAGTCCACGATGAGGTGTTGTATGATATACAAAACGGATAGTTTTTGATTTTGGTTTATCTTCTATATCATATCGAGTTTCTATCGCGTTTGGAATAACTGAACATTTAGAATAAGGAATTCCAAATCTCATAATGTATTGGTCTCGTTGCCAATTTGATACAAAAACTAGGTGTTCAAACTTTTCCCACCCACCATCTAACAAAACTTTGTTTTCAGGATCGCCTGCCAAGTCGTGGCAATACATGATGTTTTTTACATCTGTAGGAATATCCCGTGGGCGCGAGAAGTGAATAGCGAAGCCCTCTAAGAGCTCTCTATTGACGTTATCGAGTAGGCGTTGACGCATCATCTCAGTACCACCAATTGAATTAGCAGACAGCTCAGACTCTACCACGTCGCCTTTATAAATCATACTCATTAGACATTAAACTCCGCGTTAAAATCTGTTACGGAATCCCACCGAAAAGATCGCCAACCTGGCGCGTTAACATCATACACAGCTAATACATCTGGGTTTGGCTTTTTTTCTTTTTTCTGAATTGCTTCTTCAATATCGATTTGTTTTGGTAACATAGCCTCATTCAAAGTTGCATGCATAATTCTCGTTTCGCCATTTTTCTTGGTAAATACGATTTTGCATACCTTTTCTTTGAGTGCTCCAATTACGAATGTTTTATCAATCGCGTTAATATCCATTATAAAGTCTCCATTGTTTTTACATTAGTTTGAATTGATTTGTATATTTTTTCAAGTGTGTTATTAAAATCCTGTAGAGAACCATTATTGTGTATTCTATACATGTTAACATCAAACACTTGAGGTAATACATATTTGTTGTCTATTTCTGTATATTTATTTCCAAGAACATACTCATGTTCGATACGACTTCCTTGGAAATATCTACGTGAGTCGGACGAGTAATCTTCACCGTCGCGTGTAAGCTGAACTAATACAAAATTCTTTGATCCAACTTTTTCCACAACGGGTATCAACTCATCTACGAACCCACCGTCAGATATAGCATAATCTTTTGTTAAGTCAATTTCGTTTGCAACTAATTGACCAAAATAATCTAAACCACGTTTAGGTTTAACAATTTGTTCTGAAACATAAATCATCGCTTCACGACAAGACATATGGCCTAGATCTACGTGAGGAACTTCCTTTACAGAACGATCATCGTATCTTTCCATAAACCATTTGTAATCACATCCAAAGTATTTGCACGTTTCTTTGTACAATTGATATTTGAAAGACAGATGTTTCCATCCATAGTTTTTCTTGAAGTAATCAGCTCCAGCATCTTTACCTGAACGGGGAGGTCCATTAAATAGTACTATCAAAACTTAACTCCAAAATCATCTGAAATGATTTCTTTTAACTGCTTTGAAAAAGCATATTTAAACTCTGTATTTGTGATACCACACAAAATAAATTCGCGATCTGACGAGTCGAGATAAGGCATCGCATCATGTATAGATGCATAGCCTTTTTCAAACAAGTCAAGATCGCGTTGTTTTACGGGTATATTCCGAGTACGAACTTTGCCAGTTAGTACACTTGTACGAGTTACAATCATAACATTCTCCTTTTCATTTATATCTAATATATAATACTTTTAAAAGAATGTCAACTGTTTTTTAAGCTTTTTACGTGATTTTTTTGATGTGTTTCGTATAAATGTTTAGCATACGCTTCCTCTCTCAACAAGACATCATGTTCAAATTGATATTTGGCTTCGAGGTAACCAAGTTCTCCTTTTGATTTACAAAGAGTTAAAATTTCTCTATGGAAGTTATCAGCACCTTTATCCTCAACTAATTGCTGGACTTGTTCTGATGAACCATAATATTTTTTCCAATCTGTTTCTTTAACAACAGAACGGCGACGAGTTTTACCTTTGAGTGGTGGAAGTTTTCTTTTTGAAACTAATAGCTTTTTGCCTACGTATTTCATATCAGTAGATTTGTCTGTAATGATATACACAAATCCAATCCAATCTTCAATCATTTCAGAGGTAAATTCTTCCCCTTTGTAAATCCACATAAAATAACTCCATATTAATAGAGTTATTTATTCAACATCCTCATGCATGTAAATACAGAGTTTTCTTCCAAGCAATCAGACCAAATATGGATCAAATACCATCCAACTAATACAACACCGATTGTAATAGCAATTCCATATATTACTTTCTCAGTCATTACAAATCTCCTCTTCCTCTTCGTATTTAAGGAATACTTTCATAGTTGTACCATCATCTTGTATTTGGAATGAAATGTCTTTAACGTTGTATTTAACGTAGGCACGACCTTTGTTATCAATAACTTCAAATCGGCTAACTTTACTTGAAAACGTAATGTCTTCATCGTCAACAATGAAATCAGTTTTAATTTCCATTATCCTCTCCTCATTTGCGCGTAGGCTTTTGGATCGTCTCCGCGGCCGACTGGGACCATGTTTGATTTGTGCATTGTTGCGATACCGACGATGTAGTCGCCCGTGTATTCATTTCGTTGTTTAGCCGCTGCATTTGCCGGGATAACATCCGACGTCGGGATTGAGCGGCCCTCGCGGTGTACGTCATTCGATTGCGTTTCAAGTGGTTTCCCTTTCTGCTTAGATGGTTTTTTATCTGGGTCGATACCCATGCTTTTAAGAAACGCGTTGTGCTCAGCTTGAGCTTTTTGCCAACCTGGTTTCTTTTTAATTTTTGATTTACCGTGGACTTGTACTCCACGTACTAAATGCATAGACATTAAGCTGCCTCCATTTCCATTTGCTTTTCAATGCGTTCAGCCCAAGTTTCATAATGCTCAGCCATCATAATAATTTCCTCAAGGATATCTTGACGATCTTTGCTAAAGTTATCTGAGCGACGAGCCAAGCCACGTAAACGTTTTGCGAATTCCAATTGCTCAATCATTATTATACCTCCACAAACATAGTTTTAAGTTCTTCTTCGTCAAAGCCGTGGCCGTGACCCATAACTTGCTCAAACAATTCCTGGAGCATGTCGAATGATTCAGATTTGAAAAGATAAAGTGGGTTGCCACCAGCTGGGCCATTAGCCGTTATAAGCTGAGTGGTACAACCATGTTCAATTGCAAATTGTACAACCTCGTCGTGTGTGGGTTCTGATGAAATGTCGAGTTCAACTTGATATGACATAATATGATTCCTTTATTTGATATAATTAATCTATATTATTTTAAAGGCAATGTCAACAGTTAATTTCACTTTTTTGAAATTATTTTGAATTAAAGTGTGAAACCAGTACCGTTATATCCTGTATCTTCTAAGTAAGATACCAATTGATTGTAGCCACCAACATAAGTTCCACTGACCCAAATTTGCGGTACGCTTTTGGCTTGTGGATATGCTTCTTTAAGTTCAGTCATATTTTGCACTAAAGAAACATCTTTGTATTCATATTCTAAATTGCGTTGGTCTAATAGGTTTTTTGCTTTTGTGCAGAAAGCACAGTTTGGTTTTCCATAAACCTTAATCATAGTTCGTCCTCCGTTTTTAACATATAAGCACCTTCAGGAAGCTTAAACGATTGCATAAGTGATAAGAACATTTTAGGAGAAAACGACATGAGAATAAATCTCTGTATATCCTCATCCCATTGTCGCATATAAACAATGTCATCATACGCGATAACTTGTAAATCCTCGTATTCGCCGTCTGGATCTAAAATCGTAATAGCAGTTTCGTCCCAGTCCATTTCTATAGTAAACATACCAAAACCCCGGCTTCTTTGAACATTGGTAATGATCTTTCATTCCAAATGTCTAACCAGTTACCTGGCGCAGTTTCATAATTCGGTAATACCACACGTTTAATACCTGCTTGAATAACACACTTAGTACAATCTGGGCAAATGGGTAATCCATAAACATATAGTGTTGCATCTTTCAGTGACACACCAGCGTATAGAGCATTCATCAAAGCATTCATTTCAGCATGTACGATACGTGGATATTTTTCATCGCGATTAGATAAACGTTCTTCTGTATCACAAATACCCTTTGGAAAACCATTATATCCTGTCGCCAAAATACGACGTTCATCGTTAACAGCGACTGCACCTATTTGGCTTGACGGGTCTTTGCTCCAATTAGAAATTGTTTCGGCCAATTCCATAAATCGGTTGTCCCATTTTGTTTCTCGTGTATTTACTTCTTTGGTACGACGTAGCATATATTCGTGATAATGTTCTTGTGTCATTGTAAATCTTTCAGAATTTTCCATGTATGTTTCCAATCGTTAACTTGATAAGTTTTGCCTGGATGTTTAATTGCTTTTGCAAGTGGATAATCGTTTCCACCGATTTCTGTCTTATCACCGAAGAAAACAATATGGTCGGAACCATTATTAAAGTCATCTAAAATTTGGCTTTTATCGCTACCTGTATTGTATATATCAATACCAGTATCACCACCTACAGTTGCGGTAATATTTTTAAACTCAGAATTAATTTGATATGCGATGCTTTCACGCTCACGGTTTAGCTTATCGTATTCAACGTACTCAGCCCTTTGTTCTGTATCAGCATTTCTACCCACAACACTAAAGTTCCAAGTACCTACACGTTTTTCAATATGATTACCAGTTCTAAGAGGAAAAGGACTTGACTGGAGCCAACCTTCCAATAGAGTTGTAAGCGACGGATCAGGATCAAATGAACTTGCGTTTACCACCTTACCAAGAAAACGAGTTTGGTTGCCGCTACAGCTATAACATGTAACGACATTTTCACAAATATCTTTACCAAGTTGCTCAACGGTTTTTGGATAGTCCGAGCCTGTTACAAGCCAAACTTTTTCTCGTTTCATAAAATCGAGAAACCAGACTTTAAACTCTGGATCCATTGCTTGTCTGCTAGGTGTTAACGTACCATCCACATCAAATATAAAACGTTTTTTCATTCCTCAACCTTTAAACACTCTACAGTTTCGTTATCAGCCCAAGGCTCGTAATGAGCTACAAAAACTGATGCGTTGATTTCACATTTCATTCTATCTTCATACGATTTAATATGTGTATATTGATAGTCACCACCCTCAAGTGCTGTGATTACGTAAATAGCCCAAAGATGAATACTCATTACTCGTGTCCTGTCCAATGTTTACGGTTATGAGCTGTTTTTGACAACTCAGCAAAACGATCAGCGACCCTACGAATAAAGTCGCTGTTTTCTTTACGAGCTAAATCATGTAAGAAGATTTCCATATCACTATCTTTTGCTCTTATTTCAGTGGTATCGTAAATATCGTTTTTCATAATATCGAGTGAAGCTAAATCATTCATTGTAAGTGGCTTTCTGCCTTCTGGTAGTTTAGACATCTTATCGTACCGCCAAAGGTTGTGTTGATATGCTATCATGGTAATCACCAGATTTATAGTAATCACGGCATGCGGTTTCTTTTATCATCATACCATTTTTCATACGGTATGAAACAATTTCGCGCCTAACAACACCGTCAGTATCAGCGTCAAACGCGCTTTTAAATGGTCCATCAGTCATTACAAACTCTCTTTCTTAAATCGCTTGTGGAAAAGCGATGATCACGTTTATTAAAATATAAATCAATTCCACGTTTTTGGCATATATCTTTGCCAGTAAACTCTTGAGTTTTATATTCCACTCCTAATATTCTAACATCAATTGTGTATAATGTCAACAAGTCTTTTAAGTCTTCTTCAGTATTATATGGAATAATTTCATCAACATACGATAATGCTTTAAGCTGTGTATATCGTTCAACTACAGTTTGAATTGGTTTATTCTTTTCTTTTCTATCTACACTCGGATCTGTCTGCAACCCACAAATTAAATAGTCACATTGCTCTTTTGCTTCACGCAACATTTGAACATGACCTGCGTGGAGCAAATCAAAAGCCGAACAAGTAAATCCTACTCTCATAGTTCTCTCGGCCCTTTCGATGTAAATTCCATGCCAGACACATTACCAACATAGACTTTACCATTCCATTTCATTTTGATTTTATTATTTGCAACATAAGCCTCAAACGAAACGCCAGGCCTCATGTTATCAGCTTCAACCTCAACAGTGACGTCAGTCCGAGTGCTAGTCACCTCACAGAAATTATCATATATTATTTTTTTCATTTTGTAA